TTACAAAGAAAATTAAATCTGGTAAATTAGAGGGTGCAGTTGTAAACCATAACGGTAAAAAACTGGTTAACAAAGAAGAAGCTTTTAGATTATGGAATATACAAGCACCACCTAGTAAAGATACAACTGTAAGAAAACAGTTAAAACAAGAAATAGATAGTAAAACAATTGATGAAATTCCTAATTATGGAGAAAGTAAGGCTAAAAGAGAGCATTTTTTAGCAGAATTAGCAAAATTAGACGTAGAACAAAAGAAAAAAGATTTAATTCCTGTTGCTGAAATAAAAAAAAGCAGTTTTGAAATAGGTAGAGCTATAAGAGAAAATTTATCTAATCTTGCTGATCGTTTGGCAAATCAAATTGCAGGTGAAACTGATCCACAAATAATACATAAACTATTAACTGAAGAACATAGAACAGCATTAGAGCAATTAGTAAAAAAATGAACGCTTGGGAAAAAGGGTTTTATACAGGATTAAAACCACAAAAATTATTAACTGTTGATCAATGGGCTTCTAAATATCGTGTGTTGTCTAGTCGTGGTTCTGTTGAACCTGGTAAATATAACGTAGATAGAACACCTTTTTTACGCCAACCAATGGAAGAACTATCAACTAACAGTTCTACACAAAGGGTTGTAATGATGTTTGCGGTACAATTAGGTAAAACTGAGACTATGAATAATTGGATTGGATATTGTATAGATCATGCCCCTGCACCTATGCTTATGTGTCAACCAACTCTACAAATGGCACAAAGGTTAAGTAAACAAAGATTAGAAAGTATGTTACAAGATACACCTTGTTTAGCAGAAAAGATACCACCGCCTAGAAGTAGAGATAGTGGCAATAGTCAATTAGCAAAATTATTTCCTGGTGGCATATTAATTTTAACTGGTGCTAATAGTGCTAGTTCTTTAAGATCAATGCCAGCTAAATATATTGGATTAGATGAAGTTGATGCATATCCAGGAGATGTTGAAGGTGAAGGTGATCCTGTTGCATTAGCAGAAAAACGTGCAAGTAATTATACAAAAAAAAAGATATTACTAACCTCTACACCAACAATTAAAGATTTTTCAAGAATTGAAGCAGAATATGAAAACAGTGACCAACGTAAATTTTATGTACCTGCCCCATGTTGTGGTGCATTTCAAGTTTTAAATTTTGATCAACTTAAATGGGAAAATAAAGATTTAAGTACTGTTAAATATGAATGTGAAGTATGTAAAGAACAATTTGATGAAACTGCAAAGACTACAATGTTACGTAAAGGAGAATGGAGAGCAACAAAACCAGAAAATGCAGGTAAAACTGCTGGCTTTTGGCTTAATGGATTAAATAGCCCTTTAGGTTGGTTTTCATGGTCAGAAATGGTAGATGAATTTTTAAAGGCTAAAGATGACCCTGCTTTAATGCGTACATGGACTAATACAAGAAAAGCAGAAACATTTTCTTATGAATATCAATCAAAATTAAATGCAGAGTCATTATTAGAAATAAGAGAAAATTACCTGCCTAGTGAAATTCCTAAAGATGTTGTGTGTTTATGTCTTGGTGTTGATGTACAGGGTGGTATGGGATCTGCTACACAAAGATTAGAAATTAGCTGTTGGGGTTTTGGTGCTGATCCTTCTGGAATTGGTGAACAAATGTATTTAATAGACCATACGATTATTTATGGTGATCCTAATCAGGGTGAGGTCTGGAAAGGTTTAGATATATTGTTAACTCAAACGTTTGACCATCCAGATGGCGGTAAATTAAAAATTAGCGGTTGTGCGGTGGACTCAGGAGGTTTAGCTACACAATCTGTTTATGACTACTGTACAAAACGTAGAGGGCAGGGCGTAATTGCTATTAAAGGTAGTAGTAGAAGTGGTGTACCGATAATTGGTAAAGGAACTAAGGTAGATATAAATTATAGTGGTCGAGTTAGAAAAAAATCTGGTATAGTGTATATAATAAATACAGAGGATATTAAAGATAAAATCTTTAGTAAAATAAAATCCAAAGAAAAAATCCATTTCCACGCAGAAACAACAGAAGAATACTTTAAAGAGTTAACAGGCGAATATAGAACGCTAAAAACAAATAAAAAAGGTTATCCAGTTAGTACATATGAGAAAAAACCAAATCAAGCAGTAGAAAAATTAGATTGTTGCGTATATGCCTTCAGTATGTACTATTTGCTCTTAAAAACTGTTCCTAAAGGCTTATTTTTTACTAATTATGCTAAAAAGTTGTTAAATAACACTAATTTAAATAGCAAAAACACGCTAAGATCAAATAAGAAGCAATTAAAATCTTCTTATGTTACAAATTGGTAGTTATTTATGAACATTCCAAAATCTTTACGTGCTGGTAGTACTTGGACTTGGAGAGAAGATAGTCTAGTAGATCCTTATGGTGATGCTATACAAAGTACAGACACATGGGCGTTAACATTTTATATACGTACTAATAATGCAAGTGGATTAACTGTTGTTGGTAGTACATATGGCACAGGTTGGCAGTTTGATGTTGCTGCTGGTAATACAGGTATAGCTGCAGGTGATTATTTTTGGCAAGCAGAAGCTACAAAAGGTGCATTAAAATATGATGTTGGTAGTGGTTCAGTACAAATTTTACAAAGTCTTGCTTATACAGGTGGTGTTAGTTCTATACAAGCAAAATCACAAGTTGAACAAGATTTAGATACTGTAGAAACTGCAATAAGAACTTTATTAACAGATGGTGCTGTTAAAGAATATTCTATTGGTGGTCGTAGTCTTAAAAAATATGATTTAGCTGATTTAACTGCTTTAAGAAGTCAATTAAAATATCAGTTAAATTTAGAGAAAAAAGCAGAATTAATACGTAATGGTCAAGGCAATCCACATCAAATGTTAGTGAGGTTTAACTAATGGGTATTAAAACAGCATGGCGTGAATTGTGGCGATCTAACCCACGACCAATAAAAAAAAGAACATTTGCTGGTGCAAAACTAGATAGATTAACTAGCGGATGGGTTCGTACTACTAATAGTGCTGATAGTGCATTAAAAGGAGATTTAAAAAGGTTAAGAAATGGATCTAGACAACTTGTTAATGATGTTGATTATTGCAAGCAAGCTGTAAGAAATATAGTTGATAATATTGTTGGTACTGGTGTTAAATTGCAATCACAGGTAAGGATGCAAAGGGGAGGTAAATTAGATAGTAGGATGAATAGTATTGTTGAAAAAGCTTGGAAAGAATGGGGTTACAAAGATAGTTGTAATACTGCTGGTAAATTATGTTTTGACGATATTACACGTTTAGCTGTTCATAGTATGGTACAGGATGGTGAATGTTTTATAAGAATCATTCGAGGTAAAAAGTTTGGTAGATCAACTGTACCTTTAGCTTTAGAAGTGCTAGAAGCAGATATGTGTGATGAAGATTACACAGGCAAATCTACTAATAAGAATCAAGAATGGAGAATGGGCGTATTAGTTAACGAATGGCAAAGACCTATTAAATACGCATTTTTTAGTAGGCATCCAGGCGATACTTTGTTTATAAAAACACCAACTACTAAAGATACTCATGTTTTAGTAGATGCAAAAGATGTAATACATTTATATAGAGTTGAAAGACCAGGACAAACAAGGGGTATACCTTGGATGAGTAGTAGTTTAAATAGGATGCATCATATTGAAGGGTATGAAGAAGCAGAAGTTGTAAGGGCTAGGCTTGGCAGTTCATTAATGGCATTTATACAAAGTCCAGAAGGTGAACTTAGTGGTGATGAAGTTGTAGATGACGATAGAGTATTTGATATGAGTCCAGGTGCTATTAGATATTTAGCCCCAGGTGAAAGTGTAAATGTACCAACATTTGACGCACCTGATGGACAATTTGAACCTTTTTTACGTGCGATGTTAAGAGCATTAGCAGCAGGTATAGGTTGTAGTTATGAAAGTATTTCTAGAGATTACAGCCAAACTAACTATTCTAGTAGTCGTTTATCTTTACTACAAGACCATGAAGCTTTTAAGGCTTTACAATTTCAATTAAGAGAAAACTTTTTATCTATTGTTTTTGATGAATGGTTAGAAGCTGCTGTATTGTCAGGGACTTTACAACTACCTACATATTTAGATGAACCTAATAAATATAAAATGGTTAAATGGTTGTTTAGAGGTTGGGGTTGGGTAGACCCAATGAAAGAAGTACAATCTGCAAAAGAAGCAATACGTGCAGGTTTAAAAACACAATCACAAGTAATTGCAGAAATGGGTGGTGATTTAGAGGAACTTTTAATGACTAGGAAAAATGAAATTGATATGGCTGCTGAATTAGGTTTAGTATTTGATACAGAAGTTAAGGCTAATACCCAAGAATCTAGTAACATAGAACCAACACCTATTGAAAATTATGAACAAGCGTGATTATGAGGAGAAATCATTACAACGTGATTTTACTTTAGAAATAAAACAAGTTGAAAAGGAAGATAGAACAATAGAATTTCCTTTTAGCTCAGAATTACCTGTAGAAAGATATTTTGGTAATGAAGTTTTGGAACATTCAAGAGAAGCAGCTAATTTAAAAAGGCTTAATGATGGCGCACCTTTTTTATGGAATCATAATCCCGATCAAGTATTAGGAGTAGTTGAAAGAGCTTATATAGATGAAAAAAAGAAACGTGGTTATGCAAGAGTACGTTTTAGTGAAGAAGAATTTGCAGAAAGTAAATTTAGAGATGTAAAAAATAAAATTTTAAAAAATATATCGTTTGGATATGTAATTAATGAAGCTGAAGAAGTAGATAATTCTATAGTTGCAAGAAATTGGGAAGCGTTTGAGGTTAGTTTGGTTTCAATCCCAGCAGATAATTCAATAGGCATCTCACGTTCAATAAATAATAAAATTGAGCAAAACGATATGCAAAATAACAATAAAAAGGATAATATGTTGTTAGAAACTAATATTTCTGCATCTTCTGATGCTTTGCCCACTAAATTAACTATTAAACACATGACCACTAACGAAAAAGAAATCGATTTGGTGCGTTCAGAAGATGCCGTTAATAAGGCTCTTAAATCTGATCGTGCTAGGTTTGATCAAATAAGAAAAACTGGTAAAAAATATGATATGGATGAAATTGCAGATGAATACATTAGGGATGGTCGTTCTGTACAAGAATTTAACCAGGCTGTAATGGATCAATGGAATCCACAAAAAATAACACCAAAACCACAAGATGCTGAAATTGGTTTAAGTGAAACTGAAACAAGAAATTTTAGTTTTATAAAAGCTTTAAATTATCTTGCTAATCCTGGTGATAGATCAGCAGCCGAAGCAGCAGCTTTTGAAATTGAAGCTTCTAATGCAGCAGCTAAAAAAGCAGGTAGAGTTTCTAGAGGTATTACAGTTCCTTATGATGTAATGCGTAGAGATTTAAAAACATCACCAGCTACACAAGGCGGTAATTTAGTACAAACTGATCTTGATACTGCTAATTTTATTGATCTTTTACGTAATAATTCAGCATTAGATCAAGCAGGGGCAACTACTCTTACTGGTTTACAAGGTAACATTGCAATCCCTAGACAATCTGGGGCTGCTACTGCTTATTGGGTTGCTGAAGGTGGCGCACCAACAGAATCACAACAAGCAATACAACAAGTTTCAATGATTCCTAGAACTTGTGGTGCTTTTACTGACATTTCTAGAAAACTATTAATTCAGTCATCTATTGATGTTGAAACAATGGTAAGAAATGACATTGCAAAAGTTATTGCTCTAGAAATTGATCGTGTTGCACTATATGGTACTGGTGCTGCTAATGAACCATTAGGTTTACATAACACTGCTGGCATTGGGTCAGAAGCAATTACAGCTAACAACCCTACATTTGCTCAAGTAGTAAATATGGAAAGTGACGTTGCTAGTGCTAATGCATTAATGGGCAACCTTGCTTATATAACAGGTGCAACCATTAGGGGTGCAATGAAAGTAAGAACTAAGGATTCTGGTTCTGGTCAATTCTTATGGGGCGGTGACAACACAGTTAACGGCTATCCAGCATATATGTCAAATCAAGTTGAAGCTGGTGACATTTGGTTTGGTAACTGGTCTGATTGTATTATTGGCTATTGGTCTTCATTAGATCTTTTAGTTGATCCTTATACTCATTCAACAAGCGGTACTATTCGTATTACTGCATTACAAGATGTAGACGTTGCATTTAGACACGCAGCATCATATAGCTTAGGTGCATAATTATGAAACTTAAAGTTTTACGGTCTTTTCTATGGGCTGGTGAAGTTATTAAAGTAGATGACATTTTTGAAATAGATTCTATACAAGCAACTGAATTAATTAGTTCTGGAAAGGCCATTGAAACTTTAGAAGTTGTTGAGGAAATTGTAGAACCTCAAGTTAAACCTAAAAAAACTACTAAACGTAAAAAAACTTTACCCCTTTCTGAATAATGACTATTCAAAATTTAGGTTCTAAAACAACTGCTTTAGACCTTTTAGCTAACGATGTTGTAGCTGCAACTGCTGTTGGTTCTGCTATTGATTTACAAGGATATGAAGGCAGTGCTGCTTTTATACTTTCTGCTGAAGCAGGTGGATCTGGCATCACTTATGCTGTAAAAATTACAGAATGTGCTACATCTGGCGGTACATATTCTGATGTAACAGATGGTGCATTTACAACTACAAGTGCTAATACAGCTAAATTTGAAAAAATTTATCTTAATGTTTCTTCTTTAGAACGTTTTGTAAAGGTTTCTACAACAGTTGCAGGTGGAACTGGTGCAGGTGCTTTATGTGTTACTGCTTTAGTATCTGCTAAGTATGGTTAATGTCATTTGCAGATGATTTAACAACGGTTTTTGGTTCTCCTTTTGGTGTTTCATGCACTTCTGGGGGAACTACTGCTAATGGGATATTAGATGAACCAACTGATGTTATAGCTGGTGATCAAGTTATTTCTGTTGGTTATGTTCTGCATTGTAAAAATTCTGATTTTGGTTCTTTAGTTGCAGGTGATTCTATTACTGTAAATAGTACAGCTTATACTGTAAGAACAAATGAAGCAAGTTTAGATGGTTTAACAAGAGAAATTACTTTACAGAAAACATGACTACTAAACGTGAAAATATATTAGCTCGCTTATTAACTGTTATTACACCAACTACAGGCATTTCTAGTAGAGCATATAGAGATAGAGTCGTTGCATTAACAAGAACACAAACACCAAGTATTTTAATAGAAGCAACAGATGATAATCCAGAACAGAATACAAGTTTACCTACATTAGATTGGTCATTAACTGTTAGATGTGCAATTATTGTACGATCATCTACCCCTGTTACAACTGCTGATGCTGTAGTAGAAAATATGCATAGCAGAATAATGGCAGATTTAACATTAAATGGTTATGCAATAGATGTACAACCTGGTGCGGTTGTTATTGAAACATTAGATTCTGACCAACCTACAGGAATTATAAATTGTAATTATATAGTGCGATATAGAACAGAAGTTGATGATTTAACGCAATAGATGGTGTTTCTTGCTAAAAACATATATTATATAAACATACTGACTAAATGTAAAAATGCCTAAGCTACACAGAAAAAGAAGCATATTAGCAAAAGCAGAATCAAGTTATGCAAGTGACCCTACACCAACTGGTTCTGCTAATTATGTACAGGTAATTGATTTAAATATAGAACCTGTAGTATCTGATGAAGTATCTAGAGATTTAATAAGGCCATATATGGGTAACTATGAAGTAATACCTGCTAATACAAGAGTCAATGTAACTTTTGATGTAGAAATGTCAGGTAGTGGTAGTGCAGGTACAGCACCTAAGTATGGAGCAATATTAAAAGCTTGTGCATTATCTGAAACTATATCAGGCGGTAATACAGTTACTTACGCACCTGTTACTACACCTTCTGATAGTGTTACTTTATATGTTAACTATGATGGCGTTAGACATAAGATTACAGGTGCTAGAGGTACTTTTAGTATGAGTTGTGATGTAAACCAAATACCTAGAATTTCATTCACCCTAACAGGTATATTTAACGCACCTACTGATACTGCATTACCTTCTCCAACTATTAGTAACCAGGCATCACCATTAATATTTAAAAATGGCAGTACATCAAGTTTTGCAATATTTGGTTATGCTGCAGCATTACAATCATGGTCATTAGATTTTAATAATGAAGTAATTTATAGAGAATTAGTTGGTGGTACAAAAGAAGTATTAATTACAGACCGCAGACCTTCTGGAACTCTTGTAGTAGAAGCTGTTGCTTTATCAGCCCATAACTTTTTTACAGACTATACTGGCACATCAACTGGCACAAACACATGGTTACATGGAACTGTTGCAGGTAATAAAGTTACAGTATCTTGTCCACAATCTGATTTAGGACAACCAACATATGAAGATTCAGATGGTATTACAATGTTAAGCCTTCCATTCTACGCAACACCAACTGCTGCAGCTAATAATGAATTTAGCCTTGTATTTACTTAAATTAGGGTATACCCTAGTAAATAGTTACTAGATTTTTATGCCTTTTGTTTTAGATCAGAGTCCTTCTTATAAATGGAAAGTAGAAGTAAACGTAAATAAAGATGGAACTGTACATACAGAAGTATTTACTGCTTTATTTAAAAATATTACACAATCCAGATTTAAGGAAATGATAAAAATGGTAGAAGATAAACAGATAGATGATATAGATGTAACAAAAGAAATATTAGTAGGTTGGGAAGATATGGAAGCTGCAGATGGTACACAAGTAGAATTTAATAAATCTAACCTTAATAAGTTATGTGAAGTAAGAGGTTTTGCTACTGCTGTAGGTTTTGCATTTATGGAATCAAATCAACAGATTTTTGAAAAAAACTAATAGGGGCAGGTGAGTATTGGGCTGTTGGCTCTACTGTCATTGATAAAACAGCAGAAGATGATGCAGTATTAGGAATAAAAGTAGAAAAGAAAGAAATAGATAATAATTATTATGTATATTTACAAAATTGGGAAACTGTACAAATGTTCTTGCGGTGTCAAACACAATGGCGTGTAGGAATGAGTGGAATTATTGGATTAGACTATACATCTGTGGTAGAAATGATTAAACTGTATTTAATAGAAGATACTGTTGCTATGCTAGAAAACTTACAAGTTATGGAAGCTGCAGCACTACAGGCATTAAATAAAGATAAATAATATGGCAAAGTTTGATTTAGTTGTAGCAGCAAAAACTGTAGGGGCAGGTTCTATAAAACGTCTTGGTAATTCAATGCAAGGCGTATCAGGAAGGGTAAAGAATTTAAGGTTAGCAATGGGTGGTTTAAATAAAACCTTTGCAACTTTTGGTTTAATTATATCTGGTGGTGCATTTGCAGGGCTTGTTAAAGGGGCAATAGATAGTGCTGATAGTTTTGGTAAAATGGCAGATCAAACTGGTATAGCAGCTAATACATTACAGGCATATGTAAACGCAGGTAAATTAGCAGGTGTTAGCCAGGAAACTATAGATAAAGGATTAAGAAGGCTGGCACAATCTATGAGGGAAGCAGATCAAGGTGTAGCTACTTATAAAGATAGTTTTGATTCATTAGGAATATCTGTTAGAGCTACAGATGGCACATTTAAAACAAGTCAACAAGTATTAGGAGAAGTAGCAGATAAATTTGCAACTATGGAAAATGGTGCAACTAAAGCTGCTATTGCTATGGAAATATTTGGTAGATCAGGGGCTAGTTTAATAAATTTACTTAATGGTGGTGCAGCATCATTAGAAGAATTTAATTATGAAGTATCAGAAAACTTTGCACAAAATGCTGAATATTTTAATGACCAAATAGCTGTATTAGCAATTAGATTTGATGGATTTAGAAAACAACTAGCAGATGCATTATTGCCTACTTTAAATACAGTTGTAAAAGTATTTAGTGGTTTATTTAGTGCAGAAAATGATTTTTCAGGATTTTTTAATGCATTAAAGATAGGTATTACTGGTATATCAGTGGTAGCATTAGCAACTGTAAAATTATTTGATGAATTTGGTAGAATAGCCAAAAAAACAGTAAATTTTGTATCTGATATTTTTAATAAACTATTTGATGGTCTAGCAAAAATATTTAGAAGTTTTGTAAATATTATTAACAAAGAATTTAATAGAATAGAAGCTAGAAAAATAGCTAATATTGAATTTGAAGCAAAATTAGAGGAAGCAAGAGGTTCAAGAAGTAGTATTAATCAAATTATGAAAGATCGTGACGCTTATATACAAGAAGTATTTAATAGATTACAACAGGAAGATGCATCTTTAGGTACGATTGATTTATTAAAACCAATAACAGATAAATTTAAAACTAACGCTGGTGATTTATTAAATTCTATATTTGGTGAAAAATATATAAAAGGTTTTGCAGATCGACTTGGTGTAAGTATTGAGCAATTTAACGCATTGTTTGAAAATACAGAAGCACCCTTAATTTATAATTTAAATAATATTAAGATAGGTGCAGAAGGTGCTGGTGATGCTATAGAAAAATCTTTTGGTCAGACAATGACAGATAGGTTAGAAACTTTTAAAGACAGTTTAAAATCTGTAAAAGAATCAATGGCAGATGTTGTTGTAAAGGGTATTAAAGGAATGGAGGATGCATTAGTAAATTTTGTTACTACAGGTAAGTTAAATTTTAGAAATTTAGCAAATTCAATTATTGCTGATATGGCACGTATTGCTATACAACAAACGATTACAAAACCTTTTACTAATTTTCTTACTGGATTATTTGGTAACGCAAATGGTAATGCATTTGTTGATGGTCAGGTACAAAAATATGCTTATGGTGGCATTGTTAATAAACCTACATTATTTCCTATGGCTAATGGCATAGGTCTTATGGGGGAAGCAGGTGCGGAAGCTATTTTACCTTTACGCAGGGGTAGTAATGGAAAGTTAGGTGTTGAATCATCTGGTGCTGGTATTGGTAATATTGTTGTTAATGTAGATGCAAGTGGTAGTTCTGTAGAAGGTAGTCAACAAGGCGGTAGAGAATTAGGTAGGGTAATTTCTGTTGCTATACAATCAGAACTAATTAAACAAAAAAGACCAGGAGGGTTATTAGCATAATGGCAACTTTTCCTTCTATAGAAGCTAGTTATGGTTTACGTAAAAATTCTGCACCAAAAACAAGAATAGTTAAATTTGCAGATGGGTATGAACATAGAGTACAACTAGGATTAAGTGAACACCAAAACCCTAAAGAATATGATCTTGCATGGAATAATATTACAGAAACAGATAGCGATACTATAGAAACATTTTTAGATGACAGGGGAGAAGATAGAGCTAGTTTTGATTACACCCCACCTAATGAAAGTTCATCATATAAATTTGTATGCGATACATGGCAAAAACAAATAAACGTTCCTAACAGGGCTACTATTACAGCTACATTTAGGGAGGTTTTTGAACCATGAGTACAGCACCTATTATTACTGACCTGCAAAGTATTAATCCATCTGCTGTTATTGAATTATTTGAACTTATAACCGATGCAACATTACATGGTTCTACACAAACTTATAGATTTCATGCAGGTAGTAACCTTAACCTTAATGGTCAATTAGTATTTGGTAGTAATCAATATTTGCGTTTTCCTGTATCTGCAGAAGGTTTTGCATATCAGCGTGGTCAAATACCTAGACCAACAATATCTGTAAGTAATGCATTAGGTACGATTACAGCAATATTATTAAATGTAAATGCAGTTACCACAGGTAATGATTTAACAGGTGCAACTGTAAAACGTATAAGAACATCTGCTAGATATATTGACGCTGTTAATTTTAGTGGTGGCACAAATCCATTAGGTACACCTGACCCTACAGCAAAAGAAGAAATTACATATACGATTGCTAGAAAATCTGCAGAAAATAGAGATATTGTCACGTTTGAATTAGCTGCACCTTTTGATTTAGCAGGTGTAAGGGTTGGTAGACAATGTACAAGAGATTTATTCCCTAGTATTGGTACATTTATTGCATGACTTGGAAAGACTCAGCACTAAAACACGCAAAAGAACAAGACCCTAAAGAATCAGTAGGAGTTTTAATAGTAATTAAAGGAAAAGAACAATATTACCCATGTAATAATTTATCTACTTATAGTCAACAATGTTTTATTTTAGACCCAGAAGATTATGTAAAAGCAGATGCATTAGGTAAAATAACAGCTATCGTACATAGTCACCCTGTAACACCACCATCACCATCACAGGCAGATAAAGTATCTTGTGAGCAAAGTGGTTTAAAATGGCATATTGTTAATCCAAAAACAGAAACATGGGGTTATTGTGAACCAACAGGATATAAATCACCTTTAATAGGTAGACAATGGGTATGGGGCGTTACAGATTGTTGGTCATTAGTTAGAGATTATTATAAAGAAGAACATAATATACAACTGTTGGACTATCAAAGACCTAGAACACCACAAGACTTTTTAGATAATCCATTATTTGAACAATATGCAGAAAGAACTGGTTTTAAAGAATTAAATAATAATGAAAAACTTAAAAAAGGTGATGTATTGTTAATGTCAATATTGCACCCTACTTTAAATCATGTGGCTATTTTTTTAGGTGATGAGATATTACATCATTTAGCAGATAGACTAAGTACAAGAGAACCTTATAATGAATGGTTGCTAAAATGCACAGGCAAGAGGTACAGGTATGTTATCTAAGGTAAAACTTTATGGTGATCTTGCAGATTTTGTAGGTCATAAACAATTTGATGTAAAGGTAAATTCTGTTGCACAGGCTGTTAGTTTTTTAATTAATAACTTTCCAGAAACAGAAGGTTATATGTCTAATAAATACTACAAAGTATTAGTTAATAAATATGAGATAGATGAGACAGAATTACATGAACCTACTGGAAAACAAGAAATATCATTTGTACCTGTAATTACTGGTGCTGGTGGTAATGTCGGTAAAGTTTTATTAGGTGCTGCTTTAATTGGCGGTGCTTTTTTATTTACACCTTTGTCATTTGCTAACTTTTCATCAACTGCTATAGGATTTGGTTCTGCAGCAGGTATAGCAAAAGGTGTTGCAGTTATTGGTGCTGGTTTAGTTTTATCAGGTGTTAGCGGTATGTTATTTCCTGTACCAAAACCTAAAGAATTTAGTAATGAACAAGATCCTAGAATATCATTTGGTTTTAGTGGCATACAACAAAGTTCGAGGGCTGGAAGTAGTCACCCTATAGTTTATGGTGAAATATTTACAGGTAGTGTTGTTATAAGTGCAGGTATTGATACTGAACAGGTAAGGGCATGACAAAAAAAATTATACAGGGTGCAGGGGGTAATCCATCACCACCACAGCCGCCACAACCTACAAGAACACCTGATACTTTACATAGTAGACAGTTTGCTACATTTCTAGATTTAGTATCAGAAGGTGAAATAGAAGGTTTTGCAACTGCATCAAAAGAAGGGTTAACAAAAGGTACAACTGTATATAATAATGCCTGTCTAAAAGATGTATTTTTAAATGATACTGCTGTTTTAAAATCTACTGCATCTTCATCTAGTCCTAATACCACTGATTTTAATTTTCAAAATGTTGGATTTACACCTAGATTTGGTACTGCTAATCAAACACATATACCTGGTATTGAAAGTTCAGAATCAACAACTTCTGTAGGTGTAATAGTAACAAAAGCATCACCTGTTACAAGAACTATTAGTAATACATCTGTTGATGCAATAAAAGTATCAATATCTTTCCCACAACTACAAAAAGCTACTGATGCAGGTGATTTATTAGGTTCTACTGTTTCTTTACAAGTATTGGTTCAATATAATAATGGCGGTTATTCTACAGTTATTACAGATACTATTACAGGTAGAACTGCTGATGCATACCAAAAAGATTACAGGGTAGATATTACAGGTAGTTTTCCTGTTGATATTAGAGTTACTAGAGTAACAGCAGATAGTACATCATCATCATTAGTAGATAAATTTCAATGGACAAGTTTTGCAGAAATAATTGACGATAAGCAAACATATCTTAATAGTGCATATTTATCTTTACGTTTAGATTCTCAACAATTTAGTTCTATACCTACAAGAAAATATAGGTTAAGAGGTGTAAAAGTAAGAATACCAGGGGCAGGTGCTAATAGTTCTGGTACACCAACTGTTGATAATGCAACAGGAAGAATTGTTTACCCAGATGGTTATATTTTTAATGGTGTTATGGGTGCTGCTGTATATACAAATTGCCCTGCAATGGTTTTATTAGACCTGTTAACTAATAGTAGGTATGGTTTAGGTAATCATATTACAGATGCATCATTAGATTTATTTTCTTTTGTTACTGCTTCTAAATACTCTAATACTCTTGTAAATAATCTTTTAGGTGGTCAAGAACCAAGATTTAGTTGTAATGTCTTAATGCAAAGTGCAGATGAAGCATTTGATTTAATAAATGACTTATCAGGTGTAATGCGTTGTATGCCTATCTGGTCAGCAGGTGCTATGACCATAACGCAAGATAAACCAACAGATGCTAGTTATTTATTTAACCTATCTAATGTATTAGAAGATGGTTTTAATTATACAGGTAGTGATTTAAAGCAAAGACATAGTGTTATAAGTGTTTCTTACTTCAATATGGACACACAGGAAATAGATTTTGAAGTTATAGAAGATAGTACTGCTGTAAGTAAAATAGGAGTAAATTTAAAACAGGTAAAAGCATTTGCGTGTACCTCAAGAGGACAGGCTGCAAGATTAGGTAGGGCTATATTATTTTCAGAACAAAATGAAAGTGAAGTAGTTACTTTTACAACATCAATAGATAGCGGTTTTATAGTAAGACCTGGTGCAGTAATAGAAATAAATGACCCTGTAAGGGCAGGTGTACGTAGAGGTGGAAGGGTAAATGCAGCCACAACTACAACAATAACTGTTGATGATACTGCTAATACTGACCTGCCTACAACAAACAACCCAACAATTAGCGTAATAATGCCTGATGGCACAGTAGAAACTAAGAATGTCACAGGAATATCTGGGGCTGTCGTTACTGTAGATAGTGCATTTAGTACAACACCTAATGTAAATACAATCTGGTTAATACAAGATACAACAGTTGTTGCACAAAAATTTAGGGTAATAGCTATAGAAGAACAAGACGAAATTAATTATACAATTAGTGCATTATCTTACGTACCCGAAAAATATGCATTTATAGAAGATGGTACTGCATTACCCACAAGAACAGTATCAATACTAAACCAACCTGTAGACCCACCAAATAATGTTATTGCTAATGAAAAAATAGTAGTAATAAACAATCAGGCAGTAGCAAAATTAATAATAAGTTGGCAACCAATTACAGGGGTAACACAATATCAAGTTAACTATAGATTTAATAATGGTAACTACACATCACAGACAGTAAGTAGACCTGATTATGAAATATTTAATACAGAAAAAGGTGTTTATGAGATACAGATATTTGCATATAATGCAGCGTTAGAAATTAGTGCAACATCATCTGATTTAACATTTAATGCTGTTGGAAAAACTGCTGTACCTGCAAATGTAAGTAATCTTACAGCAGAACCAATATCAGAAAAACTTATAAGATTAAGGTGGGATTTATCTACAGATGTAGACGTTACACATGGTGGTAGGGTTTATGTACGTCATTCTACAAAAACAGATGGTAGTGGTACATTTTCTAATGCAGTAGACCTTATAGAAGCATTAGCAGGTAATACAACAGAAGCTACTGTGCCTAAATTAGAAGGGGAATATTTACTAAGGTTTGCTGATGACTCAGGAATATTAAGTGCTAGTTCTACTTCTATAATTTTAGATTTACCTGATACACAAGGATCTTTATTAGCACAGACAAGAAGAGAAGATACAGACAACCCACAGTTTCAAGGCACTAAAACTAATGTTGCCTATGATGCAACAACAACTTCTTTAAATTTAGTAGGTAGTGGTAATTTTGATGATATTACAGATTTTGATACAGTATCTTCATTAGATGATTTTGGTGGCATTGTACCTTTAGGTACTTATGATTTTGCAACAACATTAGATTTAGGTGGTGTATTTTCTATAGACCTACAAAGACATTTTTTAACAGAAGGGTTTTTACCTAGTAATTTATTAGATGCAAGAGGTTTAATTGATGACTATATAGATTTTGATGGTACAGAAGCTACTGCAGTAAATGCTGAATTACTTGTAAGGACAACACAAACAGATCCATCTGGTTCACCAACCTATAGTGCATTTCAAACTTTTGCTAATGGTACATATAAGGCAAGAGGTTTACAGTTTAGAGCAAAGTTAACAAGTAATGACCCTGCACAGGATATAAAAGTAACGCAGTTAGGATATACAGCAACATTTCAAAGAAGAACAGAACAAAGTGCTACAGCTATAAGTAGTGGTGCAGGTGCAAAAGCTATTACATTTGATAAAGCATTTTTTACAGGCACTTCTGCACTAAATGGTGCAAACAGTAGCTTACCTTCTATTGGTATTACTGGTCAGAATATGGCTAGTGGTGATTATTTTGAAGTTTCTAGTGTATCTGGGACAGGTTTTACTGTCCATTTCAAAAACTCATCAAATGCAAGTATTAGTAGAAATTTTAACTATGTTGCGGTAGGATTTGGTAAAGGTGCTTAAAATTAAAGGTAAAGTAATTTAGTTATGTCACAAGTTACAGACTATACAATAGCTAATGATACAGGTGCAAATGTAAGAAGTGATCTTAATAGTGTTTTAGCTGCTATCCAAACATTAAATAGTGGCAGTAGTGACCCTAGTGCAAATGTCGCTTATCAACTTTCTGTTAATACAACTTCTAATTTATTAAAACTAAGAAATGCAGCTAATAATGCTTATATAACAATAGGAAATGTTACCCAGGCAAACTTAGGATTAGCACCTTTAGCTGGTGCAACATATACAGGAAAAGTAATACATAGCTATACATCTAGCTTAAATATTCCATCTGGTACAACTGCACAACGTGATGGTAGCCCTGCGGTTGGTATGTTTAGGCATAACTCAACATTAAATCAGTTTGAAGGCTATAACAATGGTGCTTGGGGTGCTATTGGTGGAGGTGCAGGTGCTACAGGTGGCGGTACTGATGAAGTATTTTTTGAATCAGATACTAACGTAACAACAAACTATACAATTACGTCTGGAAAAAATGCACATACTGTTAGCCCTGTTATAAATAGTGGGGTCACTGTTACTGTGCCTTCTGGCAGTTTATTTGTTATTCTTTAATTATGGCTTTAAACATTAACGGCACTACTGGTATTTCTGGGGTTGATGGTTCAGCTTCCGCACCAGCATTACAGGGAACGGATAGTAATACAGGAATAAATTTTGCATCTGATACTGTCAATATCAATACAGGTGGTACGACTAGAGCAACTATTGATAGTGCAGGGGCTTTAGATGTTCCTTCAAATTTCCCTATAAAAGTTGCTGGTAGTGAAAAATTAAGAATTACTTCCTCTGGAAATTTAGGTATATCAACAACTTCTCCTGTAGCGCAAACAACAGCAGGTGGCACAGCTATAACCCCTGTTTTAGATTTAAAAGGAACTGCTGAAAATAACACTTCGGGTGTTTTACAACTCACCAGAAAAGACAATGCTACTCAAGGGTCTTGTATTTATAGTTCTGGAGATGATGCTGGATTAACTTTTAGAAATACTGATGGCAATGGAATGGGTTTCTATAATGGAACCACTATTGCTCTTCGTATAGATTCGTCTGGGAGAGTTGGTATTGGTACAACAAGCCCTAGTGATAAACTAGAAGTAGTTGGTACTATTACACAAGTAAATACATCAACCAGTGCTACTAGCTCTCAATTATTTTTTA